TGTTCCGAGGAACATAATACGGCTATCTGGTTTAGGAGTTAAAATAGATTCAGCTTCAGTACATAATTGTAGAAGTTTCTCCCTCATAAATTCCGTCATTGAGTTACCAGGAACTTCAATGTCATCAAGGATCATTAAATCAGCACGACTACCGGTAAGCTGACCAGTAATACCCACTGATTTAACAGAAGGAGCTTGGTGAGGGGAACAAGCCACATCAAATGAGATACGACTCCAACGGGAGTCATCAGATTTAGGGCGCAAATGCACCAACCATGGTGTTTCAATGATTAATTTCTGTAGGAAGATTGACATGTTATCTGCTCGTTCTTTAGAAGCAGATATAATCATTATTTTCTTTTCGGGGTTATTAAATAAAGTCCAAAGAACAAAAGCACCAGTAATCCAGCTCTTACCAACTCCCCTAAATGCTTGGATTTGTAAACGCTTTGGACCATGTTGAAGGTAATCAGCAATTGCATATTGAGCACGTGTAGGGTTTGGTAGATCTAATTCACTCCATAATGCTTGTAGGAATAGCTTAAAATCGTCTTTAAGGAGGTCTAAAGTGTTCATAGGTAGAATCTAGCGTGTAGGGGGTTAAGAGGGCTTAGGGAACCTTCTGGATGTCTTCAATTAAATCAGACAATGGTTGCCAGATTTTAGCTGTTTCTAAATTAGGAATTACATTTCTATCTAAAAGATCATCAAATATAATTAACAAATCATCCGGTGTTTTAGCTTTTCTTGCAACATCAATCCATTGTTTTTTAGATAATTCATCACCAGAATTTTTCAAATAATTATGTAATTCGTCGTGAGGTTTTTTAACTAAATTAATCATATTAGATTTATAGTCACCAGCTAACGCACCCTTTCGTTCAGCATGTCTAGCCATAACCAATAAATCATCTGGATCGGCTATCCCTTTAGCTATAAATTGATCCATACGATCAAAAAGAGCTGCACTCATACCTTTAGGAAATCCGTGATGCTCATCTATTTGAATTGAAACATTATTAGGTATTTTTCGATACGTTCTTCTGTTAATTATTTCAACAGCCTTTGCTTTTTTAGAAGGAGTAGATCTAAAATATACGTCTTTATCAGCAAATACATTAGATTGTGCTCTACTTAAATCTTCTTTTGCCCTACCAAGAGCACCTTCTGCACGACTAAACATTCTGTAAACTAATTCATTTTCAGCTTTACTGGGTTTTCTACCATACGTATCTTTTAAATTTTGTATAGCTTCTTTAGCTGTTAATTCTTTTGAAGCAAATTGTTCAATTTTTTGTAAGCGTTTAGTGTTAAATTTAGCTTGTGCTGCATCTACAATTTCATCACCAGTTTCAAGTCCAAGTGGCTTTAGTATTTTTGGATTTTTTAAAGTAACTGCACCAGTAAGAGCTGCACCACCAGCTCCAAAAGCAAGTTTCATATCACCTACCCCAGGAGTTGTAATTGCACCAATGGCACCGGCAACAGGTGTACTAATAGAACGTGGTACTCCTAATAAATCTCCAGTAGATTCAATGCCACTAGCAATAGTATTAGATAATTGGTTTTCAATTCGACCTACATTAGTAGGTGATATAGCAATTTTTTGATCAAATTCTGTTTGTTCAGGCTGCTGCTCTGGTGTAAAACTTTCTCTTACTTCTGTTAAAAACGTAGGTACGTGGCGAACTGCACCATTAATAAATTGCAAGCCTGAGCTAACATTGCGTTGCACGTTTTGTGCAAGACCACTAAGTGCTTCAAGTGGGTTTATAGGAGTTGTAAAATCTAAACCTAGTGGGTTGTTTTCATCCATTAATTAATATACTCCATAATTAGTTTTTCACGGAGTCTATTAACTCCAAATTTAGTTCTCATCCAACTAAGGACGGGTGTACTTCCTTTATCCTGATTACATCTGGTACAGGCGCATACAACATTCGTTGCGACATCCTCTCCGCCACGTGCGCGAGGATGAACATGATCGATAGATAATTGACTAAGGTCATAGGTTTTTCCGCAATAGATACAAGTATGGTCAAAATGTTCCTTAATAGAGCGTCTCCACAGACGCTTAGCTTCTGGTGAGGTCATTACTATTAAGTTGTAGAGGTAATCTTTAGGGGTAGGAAGTAATGGGGTCATGCGCGTCCTTTACGTGCTCTGTTTTTTGATGCTGCTTCGAGGAATGTCTTTCCATTTTTCTTATGGGATACATCCTTGCCATCACCGTTACCGTAGGTACCACGTTTACGGTTTTCTTTATTTAATGCAGACCGTTTAGCGATCTGTAATTTAGAGCCATCATATTTCTTTTGGTAAGATTTATAATTACCATTAGCATATTTGGCTCCGCTATGACTAGAGCTTCGAGCCATAAAGTCTCCGTTGTACAAGTTCAGGGTCAACAGTTGGCATAATACTAACTAGCTTATCTAGTTGGCTACCTTCAAAGGCAACACCACTAATATCATTCTTTGATAACCAATCACAAGCTGCTTTTAGATCTTGTGTAGAAGCCTCACCCGATTTAATACGGGCAAGGAATTCTTTTGTGACAAGATTATGCAACTCATTGAACTGGTCTTCAGTTGCTTTCTTGTTTGTCATTTTGTTTTTTTAGCTTTAGCCTTTGGTTTAGGTTTAGCTGGTGCTTTAATTTCGTAACGTGTTTCGTTAGGTTCGTGCACTAGATGTAATTCAGCACGTTCTGCTTTAGCTTGAGTTTCGTATGTACCGATAACTTTGCTAGTATAGGAATCAATAATTTGATAAGTCATGAAAAATTACTATTGAATGCTTTTTTGTCTACTTTTGCTTTCTTTGGTTTTAATTGGTAACGATAAGGTTGCGGTACATCTTGTCCATCAGGCGTATACTTTTTACCTTTTTTTAATTCATCCATATGTGTTTGGTTGACTTTTCTAGACATGATTAATTCCTCAATACGATTTGATCTAATTTGTTTTCGATGCGTATCATATGGTCTTCCATACGTTGAACCATTACTGATAGATCAGCTTTAGATACATAATCTTGAGCTACATTTAGCTCTAAGGCGTCAATGCGCCTATCTAGACCGCCTATGCGATCATGTACGTTGTTTATTCTGTTGTGTAGTCTGTTATTAAGTGCTGCACCGCCTGCAATACAAGCGATGACAACAGACACTACTGCTTCCATTTATTTAAGTGCCACGATTGGTACGATGTCATTACATAAAATTTCTACTCGTGAGCCAGGTCGAAAGGTAAAACCCTTCTGCATAATCTCAGTACACTTCAGTGCCCTGACTAACTCATAGTCAAGACGCATCTTCTGTTCATGCTTACGTGCGATAGCCTTACAGGTTTCTATCATTCCACCGTCTAATGGAATAGAGAAGTTAATTTGTACTCCCCAGTTATTACTCTTGCTATAACTTTCTCGTGAGTACGGAACAGTATCATTACCCATATAAAAAGGTGAAAGCTGCATGGTCGTACCATTACAGCTGTTATTTCCAGAGAAGTATTGCCTGGACGGTGCTCCATTATTCTGAAATTGAACCGCCTGATTAGTTACGTTACCCGTAGCAGCAGCTACTGGGTTAGAAGTATTCTGCACTTTAGGTTCTTCAGCGTAAACAGGGCTTACTGTGAGAAGACCGATAATGATGTAGTAGTAGTAACTTGTTGGATTGTTTCGTCGATATCGATTGTTTCGATGATGCCCGCTGTTCTGCTGACCAGTTCCAGTTGAAACTGTTCTCCCGCATTGGTTACTGAATAGGTTGTGGATGCATTTGAGATGTCTCCACTTGGTGTGACGTTTGTTCCTGACCATGATGTGTAGTCACCACCATAGATTTCGGTCGCAATAGTACGATCAATATCAACAGTAGTGGTAGAAGTTGATTGCATAGACCCTTGTGTAAAATTAGGAGTCACTTGAGCTGTAGCTGGACTTGCAATTAGTAAGAATAGCAGTAAATGTTTCATTCGTCTTTCTTTTTAGGATCTGATGATTTACTATTAGATTTATTATTAGAAGTAGTCAACCCAAAAGTAGCTAACGCTCCTGTAAATACAGAAGCAACAAACGTGATATCACCACCACTCTGACCTTTTTCAATCATTGGTAGATTGACATAATTTAAAGTAATAATAAAACCACTCCATACTACAACACCTAGACGTACAAACGTACCTAGAATTTGAAGCTCGTCTTCAGTATTTTCCTTAACTTTTTCTAAGAAGTTTTTTGGTTTTCCACCGTCTTCTTTTTTGTTAACTTGCTCCATATTTGTTTAATTATAGGTTTAAATAACGTCACTAAATATTTAAATAGTGATTGTCCAAGTAGTGTAGCTGCAACTGATATAAATGCTGTAGTTGCAGCAGTAGTCATAATAGTAGTAGTTGGCATTGGTATTTCAATGTCAGTAAAAGGTACTTCTATTATTTGTGCCTCTGGTGGAACATACGGTGTAGATAGTGGAATCTTAGTCTTAGTTGTAGGTGGCTTATCTTGTACACCAATAGGTTCAATGCCAATAGGCGGTCTAAGGGTGCTAGGAGGCGCTACAAGGGGCTTATAGGAAGGTAAAGATGCTCTAGGTACCTCAAGTACTGCATCAGGCAATAGAGGCGCTTCTGGAAGTACCAAGTCTGGAAAGCTTGGCACATCTTCCCATTCCATTATTTGCTAGGAAATAAGCCAGCAGAAACAAAGGCAACAACCTTGTCATCAACATCATTATCAGTTGACTTAGCGTATGCTTTTAAAAGATCTAAGATAAGAAATTTAACCTTCTCTGATTTCATAAATGAAAACAGGATTGGACGGATAAGTGTAATCATGCAAATACTCGATAAGGGCTTCCGGGTGTGACTTCAAATGCTTCCCAACCAGTAGGTAGGTCACCTAGATAGTTGATATGGAAGCCGTCTAAAGTTGTTGGTGCTTCAATTTGATTACCGTCTTCATCCCATTCACCGCCAACGGTAATTGTTCCTACGACGTCAATCGCGTGGTTATGGGTATAAGCCTGTAGCTGTTCTGATTCGTTGCCGTCGTCATCAGTGACAGTTGTCATAAATCCGGCAGCACGGGCAGCATCTAGCCAGGCTGCTTCATCAGCAAACCGGAAGAATGGACCGGGCGCTGGTGGGGTTTCAATAAGTTCTAGTTCTTCAGTCATGGTAGTTAGGAAGTCATGTTGACAAGTTCTTGATCAGTCTTACGAGTTGGGAAGTACGCAAGGCGTTTGATGTGGCCGTTTAATTTAGCGTTTCCTCCAATATGAAGTATATTTGCGGTGTAAGTAGTCCAATCTACTATTGATGACGAAGTTGTTAGCAGCGATCCACTATAAAATATTTTAGAAAGCTCAGACGATGAGTATCCATAAGCTAGAGTATCGTTGTTGTATGTTGGATTTCCTGCAAATCTGGGGCTAAAACCGTCTAAAGAATTAAATCTTGAAGCAGCAAAGAAAGCATCATATCCAGAGCTGCGATAAATCAAATAATGTCTAAAGATATCACTTGATAAGCTGTCGTTCACAACCTGAAACATTGCCCGCGCATCAGTTGTTTCTAAATTAGTAACAGAAGAGGTAGTTGTTACAAAGGTTCCACTGCTTTGGTTATACCAAGTATCAACACCTAGGGCACTGGTTGATACATCCGCTGCACGGGTGACGGTTGAGTCGGAGGTTGGGATTAGCGAGGTCGCAAACGAACCTTCTTCGACCTGGAGTCCGTAGACCTGGAAACCTTGATCTGTGGTGTGTGGTTCAGCAAGAGTAGACCCTAGATCTAAGTACACAATATTAGACCCAACTACTGTTGCCGCAATCGTTACAACTTCTAGTCG